GTCACGAAAATGCGCAGGAGGGTTTTGATGCAAGGGGGGGGTATCGGAGAGTTTGGGGGAGTTTTTTTGGCAGGATAGTAGCGCAGGACAGGGCGGACGCCCTCGGTGGTGTGCTGCTTCGCAGCGTGCCGGGAAGGGAGGGAGTAACTCATGGGTAAGAGGGGACCGGCGCCGAAACCGTCCGCGCTCAAAGTGCTGGCGGGGAACCCGGGGGGGAAGCCGCTTCCCCCGGCGGAGCCGCAGCCGGCGAAACTGCTGGCGGTGCCGAAGGCTCCCTCGTGGCTGGATGCCGAGGGGCGGCGCGAGTGGGTGCGGATGGGGGAGAAGCTCCTGGCGCTCGGGCTGCTCACCGATCTGGATCTGGCCGCCTTCCTTGGCTACTGCCAGAGCTATTCGACGTGGGTAAGGGCCCAGCGCGAGCTCAAGAAGGGCGGCATCATTATCGAGGTGAACGGCGTGATGCAGCGCAACCCCTGGGCGAAGGTGGGAGACGAGGCGCACACCCAGCTCCAGGCCGCGCTCAAACAGTTCGGCATGACGCCTTCGGCCAGGGTGCGGGTGAATGGGGGAGGGGATGGGGGCGGAGAGTCTGACGAGCTGGTGAACCGCATCGCCGCAAAAATGGGAGGCCCCAACTGATGACGCTGCTAGATCGCAATCGCGTGTGGGCGGAGGGCGTGATAGGTGGAAGCATTCCGGCAGGGAAGCTCATGAAGCGCGGGGCCGAGCGTTTCCTGCGCGACTGTGAGCAGGCCGAGGCCAAGGGCTTTTTCTGGGATGAGGCGGCGGCCAAGGAGATCGTTTACTTCTGCGGCCTGATCCGGCATTACAAGGGCGAGTGGGCTGGGAAGGTGTGGACCCCAGAGCCGTGGCAGATCTTCATCCTCACCAACATTTTCGGGTGGAAACTGCGCGCCACGGACAAGCGCCGTTTCCGCAAGGCCTACGTCGAGGTGCCGCGCAAAAACGGAAAAACCTTCCTTGGCGCGGCCGTCACCCTCTACGCGCTCACGCTGGACTGTGAGCCGGGGGCGGAGGTCTACTCGGTGGCCACGAAGAAAGACCAGGCCAAGCTCCTGCTCAACGACGCCGTGCGCATGGTCGGCCAGAGTGCCAGTTTGAAAAAGGTAGTGAAAACGTTCAAGGCCTCGATGATCTGCGAGCGGCTGGCCGCGAAGTTTGAGCCGCTGGGGCGCGACTCCAAAAGCCTTGACGGCCTCAACCCTCACGTGGCCCTGCTCGACGAGCTGCACGCCTGGCGCGATGCGGATCTCTACGACGTGATCTCCGGCGCGTTTGGTGCGAGATCGAACTATCTCCTCATGGCCATCACCACCGCCGGCTTCAACACCTCCGGCATCTGCTACGAGCGGCGCGGCCACTGCGAGAAGGTGTTGAGCCTCCCCGGCGAGTATGACGACGAGGAGCTGTTTGCCTTCATCGCCTGCGCCGATGAGGGAGACGATCCCTTCGTGCCGGAGACCTGGGCGAAGGCCAACCCAAATCTCGGCGTCTCGAAAAAGTGGGAGGCCATGGCGAAGGCGGCCGAGGAAGCCAAGCGCCTCCCCAGGGCCCGGGCTGAGTTTCTCGCCAAGCAGCTCAACCGCTGGGTCAATGCCGCAAAGTCCTGGCTCATCCTGGAGCAGTGGAGGCGCTGCGCCATGGAGGTGCCCGACAGCGCCTTGCGCGGCTGCGAGTGCTGGGGCGGCTTCGACCTCGCGCCCGTCAACGACCTCTCCACCCTTGTTCTCGTTTTCCTCCTGCCCTCCGGCCGCCACGCCGTGCGCGTGTGGTGCTGGTGCCCCGAGGCCAACGTCGAGGAGCGGTCCACGCTCAACGGCGTGCCCTACCGCGCCTGGGCCGAGGCCGGGCACATCCGCCGCACCGATGGGGAAGTGACTGATTTCGAAGCGGTTAAGCATGATGTGAAACGCCTCGCCGACGAATGGAAACCCAAGGGCATCGCCTACGACCCCAGCTTCGCCGGGGAAACTGCGCAGTGGCTCGATGCCCAGGGCGTGCCCATGGTGCCCTTCCGCCAGGGCTTTCTCTCGATGGGCCCCGCCGTGGCCGCGCTCCAGCGCAGCATCGTGGGCAAGGTGCTGGCGCATCCGAACAACCCCATCCTCACCTGGTGCGCCACCAACGTCACCGCCAAGCGCGACGAGGCCGGGAACGAGAAGTTCGTCAAGACCTCCGAACCCTCGAAGAAGATCGACTGCATGGTGGCGCTCGCCATGGCCGAAGGCCTGCTCGCCCTCAAGAAAGGAGCCGCACCCAAGGGCACGCCTGCGGTGCATTTCCTATGAGCACACGCAAACTTCCCAGGCTCCTCGTGTGCAAGGAGTTGGCCGCCGAGCTCAGCGTGCGCCGCGAATACATCTGCGCCTGTGTGGCCGCGGGCGCGCCCCGCGTCACCGCGCGCCTCTACGACCTCGAAGAGTTTGTCGCCTGGCTGCGCCGCAATCCCGACTTCCGCCGCAAGGAGGTCTACAAAGGCGGAGGCAAGAAAGGCAAACGGGGCCACCGCCGGGGCCGCCCCGCCGTCCATTTTTAAGCGGGCTCAAAAGGTAACACCCGGTAACACATGGGCCGTTGCACCGTTTTCCCCGGTGGCGAAGGTGGACGGCGTGAACCTGCTCACCTCCGCCACCTCACTCCTCGCCCCGATGGCCCGCCGCCTCGGCTTCGTCCAGGCCGGGGAAGTGGCCGCCCCCGAGGTGCGCAGCACGGCCCCCGCCGGCTACACCGAGACGCAATGGCTTTCCCTGCTCTCGCAGATGCAGCGCTTCGGGGCCGGCATCGGGGTGGATGTTACCCCCATCCGCGTGCTCGGGGTGGCGACTGTGTTTGCCTGCGTCCGCGTGATCGCCGAGAGCGTGGCCAGCCTGCCCTGTCAGGTGCGCCTCAAGAAAAACGGCAAGACCACCGTGGCCCTCGGCCACACCGCCCACGAGCTTCTCTCCCTCGCGCCCAACGCCGAGATGACGGCGCGAGACATGTTTGTGGCCGCCGTCGCCAACCATGCCCTGCGCGGCAACGGCTACCTTGAGCTGGTGCGCAACCGCTACGGCGACATCGTCGAGATGTGGCCCACCCCCTCCGGCCAGGTGAGCCTCGGCCGCGATGCCAAGCGCCGCCTCTACTACCGCATCAACGGCAAGGAGCTACCCGCCACCGATGTGGTGCATGTGCGCGGCCTCACGTTTGACGGCGTGGTCGGGGCCGATCTGCCCACCACGCTGCGCCCCGTCTTCGAGCTGGCCATCGCGCTCCAGGAGCACGGCATCGCCTACTTCGCCAACGGTGGCACGCCCGGCGTGATCTTTGAGTTTCCCACCGATCCCACTCCCGAGACCAAGGATGAGATCCGCAAGAATTGGAACGAGAAACACGTGGGGCCGCAAAACGCCCACAAGGCCGTCGTCGTCGGTGGTGGCGTGAAGGTCACCATGCCCAAGGTCTCCCAGGCCGACGCCGAGTTTAACGAGAGCCGCAAGGCGCAGGATCTGCAAATCTGCCAGGCCTTCGGCGTGCCGCCTCACAAGATCGGCCTCGGCGAAGGCCCCGCCAAAGGAGCCGAGCAGGCCTCCATCGAGTTCGTGCAAAGCACGCTCATGCCCATCGTCACCGCCTGGACGCAGGCGCTCAACTACCGCGTGCTCACCCGCGCCGAACGCGCCGACGGCTACCGCATCACCTTTGATCTCGGCGGCCTCATGAAGGGCGATATGGCCGCCCGTGCCGCCTACTTCAACACCCTCATTTCCTGCGGCGCCATCCTCGTGGATGAGGCCCGCGAGATGGAGGGCCTCGACGAGCTGCCCGACGGCCAGGGCAAGATCGTGCGCGTGCCCCTCAACATGGTCTCGGCCGATGAGCTCAACGCCATCAAGGCCAGCCGCCAGAAAACCTCCGCCTGATTTTCCCCTTTATGAAAACCCAAAAACTTTTCCTCGAAGTCCGCAAAGCCTCCGCGCCCGAAGTGGAGCGCCGGGGAAACTTTGAAAAGGTAGGCCTCGAGTATCGCGCCGGAGATGCCGGCAAGCCCGGCAAGGTCACCGGCTACGCCGCCGTCTGGGGAGCCACCGCCACCGAGCTCGGCTGGTTCACCGAAGAGATCCGCCAGGGAGCCTTCACTGAAAGCCTCAAGACTCGCGACCAGGTAGCGCTTGCCCACCACGATTTTTCCAAACCCCTCGCCCGCCGCAGCGCTGGCACGCTCTCCCTCGTGGAAGATGCCACCGGCCTCAAGGTCGAGTTTACGCTGCCCAACACCACCGACGGGCGCGACCTCGCGGAAAACCTCAGCAACGGAAACGTCAAAGGCTTCTCCTTCGGCATGGCCGTCTCCGGCGAGGAGTGGCGCTGGGCGCAGAAGCCCGGGGAGATCGACCACCGCGTCGTCACCAAGGCAGACCTTTACGAGGTCTCCCCCGTCACCCTTCCCGCCTACTCCGATACCGTGGCCGAGATTTCCCAGCGCTGCCACGAGGTGGCGAAGAAGCACCGCCCCGCCCCCCCTGATGCCCTGAGCATCGCCACGCGCCGCGCCCAGATCGAGCTGGCCGAGATGGCCGGATGATTCGGCCCCGAAACATTTTTCCAACCACCAACCAATCCAAACCACCCACCTCATGAAAACCCTCAAGGAACTCATCGAAGCCCGCGCCGCCCTTCTCGACGCGCTCAAAAAAGTAGTTACTCAGGCTGAAACCGAGAAGCGCAGCCTCACCGCCGACGAAGCCAAGGACCACGAAGCCAAGATGGCCGAAGTCCGCAGCCTCGACGAGCAGATCAAACGCCGCCGCGAGTTCGACGCCGCCAACGCCTCCCAGGCCGAGATCGAAACGGAGTTCCGCTCCCCCGCCGCCCCCAAGGCCACCGTCTCTCTCGACGATGCCAAGAAGGGCCTCGCTGGCGAGCAGCCCGACGAGAAGCGCCAGGCCGAGATCGCCAAGCACTTCTCCTTTTCCAAGGTGCTCCGCCATGCCCTCGGCTTCGCCAAGCTCACTGGCATCGAGGCCGAGCTCGCCGAGCAAGACCGCCGCCAGGCCAACCTTCTCGGCATCGATTATCGCGGCGCCCTCATTCCCTCCGCCGTCGTCGGCATGGTGCTCCGCGCCGCCGCCACCGCCGGGGGAGACGGCACCGGCCTCCAGCTCGTGGGCACCGCCCACCAGCCCGGCATTATCCAGGGCGTGCTTCCCACGGGCTACATCCTGCCCCAGCTTGGCGTCACCATCCTGGATAACCTCACCGCCAACGTCGAGTTTGGCCGCGAGACCTCCAGCACCGCCGCCGCCTGGGTGGCTGAAACGGGCAGCGCCACCGAGCTCGCCCTCGCCACCGAGAAGTTCACTCTCTCGCCCAAGCGCGTTCCCACCTACACCGATTACTCCACGCAGCTCCTGCGCCAGACCGGCCCCGGCCTCGAGGCCTACGTGCGCCGCATGAGTGTGGGCCGCATCCTCGCCCTGATCCAGAAAGGCGTGATCAACGGCTCCGGCTCCAGCAACCAGCCCACCGGCATCCTGGCCACCACAGGCATCGGGTCCGTCGCCATCGGCACCAACGGTGGCGCGCCCACCTGGGCCTCCATGGTCAACCTCGAGCGCGAAGTGGACCTCGACGAAGCCCTCATGGGTTCGCCCGTCTATCTCACCAACGGCGCGGCCAAAGCCAAGCTCAAGACCGTCTCCCGCGTTTCCGGCCAAAACGGTTTCATCTGGGCCGACGACAACACCATCAACGGTTACAACGCCCTCAGCACCAACAGCGTGCCGAGCGACCTCGACAAGGGCTCCAGCACCGGCGTGTGCTCCGCCGTCCTCTTCGGGGACTTCACCCAGGTCATCCTCGGCCAGTTCGGCGGCATCGATGTGATCGTGGATAACCTCACCCTCGCCGCCACCGGCAAGGTGCGCATCCACCACGCCGCCTTCGTCGATGTCGGCATGACCCGCCCGCAGGCCATCGCCGCCTGTAAGGACATCACCACCACCTGAGCCTAAGCGCCTGATTTCCAGGGGGGCGGCTCCGGCCGCTCCCCTGCCTCCAGGCGCATCCTCTTTCCCATCCACCACCAACACACAACTCCATGAAAATCAAGTTCATCCGCGACACGTTTTTTCCCGCCGACACCTTTCGCGCCAAAGGCGAAACGCTCGACGTTTCCCCTCCCGATGGCTGCAACCTCATCTGCCGGGGCAAAGCCCAGGAAGTGACCGCCGAAGAAGGCAAGGCTCCCAAGAAAGCCAAGGCCAAGCCTGGCGAGCCCGCCGGCGAAGATCCCGCCGAGTGATCCACTTGCGCACCGGGGCGGAGGATCAAGGGAGATCCGCTCATAGGGCCGCCCCGGTGCCCTCTTCTCCAGCCCCACTGAAAAGCTGAACCACGAGCCCCGACAGCCACACCGCTGCCGGGGCTCCTTTCAACCTTTCCCCCATGGCCGAAAAAACCATTCCTGATCTCACCGACAACCCCGGCCTCACCGGAGCCGCCCTTGTGGAGGTCTCGCAAAACGGCTCCAGCTACAAGGCCACTGTCGATGAGTGGAACGCCCTCCTCGCCGCCGATGTGGACACCGCCGCCGCAGCCGCCCAGGCCGCGCAGACAGCCGCCGAAACGGCCCAGGCTGCCGCTGAAACGGCCCAGGCTGGAGCCGAGAGCGCGCAGACCGATGCGCTCGCCTCCTCCGGAAACGCCGCCAGCTCCGCCTCCCTTGCCCTCACCCGGGCCAACGCCGCCGCCACCAGCGCCACCGCCGCCGCCGCCTCGGCCACCGCCGCCGCCACGTCGGCGACAAACGCCGCCACCAGCGCCACCGCCGCCGCCTCTTCGGCCACCTCTGCCAGCACCAGCGCCACCTCGGCCAGCAATTCCGCCACCTCGGCGAGCAGCTCCGCTACCTCGGCGAGCTCCTCCGCCTCCGCTGCCAGCACCTCGGCCACAAATGCCGCCACCTCGGCCACGGCCGCCAGCACCTCGGCCACGGCCGCCGCCACCAGCGCCACCGCCGCCGCAGCCAGTGCCGCCACCGCCGCCACCGCCGGAGGCACCGTCCTGGCCAGCACCACCTCCTGGGCCACCGCGTTTAACCAGACCTCCAAGTTTGTCTGGACAGGCACCAACCTCACCCCGACCTCTGATTACACCCTCGGCAGCAACGGCTCCGCCTTCAAAGGCTGGGGAAACAAATACAGCCGCCCCAGCACCATCACTTTCAACGCGATCCGCATCCCCGCCCTCACGCGAAACATCTCCGTGAGCACCGATAAGTGGAGCACCATCAACGTGCAGGTCCGCTCCTGCTCCGCTGGTGGAGATGGCAACATCGGCTCCATCCTGGCCACCGGCTCCCTGGCCGTGGACCCCGAGTCCGGCACGCTCACCGACCTCGTCATCCTGCTCAACACGCCGATGACGGAGGCCCAGCTTTCGAGCGTCTTCTTCGTCGGCTTCTACGCCGCCAACTCCTCCGGCGCCGCTGCCACCTCGGCCAGCGTCACCACCACCGCCCTCACTTATTTTGAGGGCAACTCCTTCTACACCACCAACCTCGGCGTTTCGTGGCAGAACAACTCCGGCGACGGCAAGATCGCCATCGAGCTCCTCAACGTCACCGATTCAGGCATCGCCCCCTCGCCCACCAGCATCAAGGAAGCCATGCTTCCCGTCGTCGCCGCCGACATGGTGCTCCCCGCCAACTCCTACGCCGTGGTGGGCCGCGAGTTTAACATCTACAACGCCAACCTCTTCCTCAACCACGCCGATTGGAACATCGATTACACCATCACCAGCGGCACCACCATCGGCTACCAGCAAAACGAACGCTGGACCGTGGTGCCCGCCACGGCCGCCACCCCCACGCTCACCGTCACCGCCTACGACCGCATCTCCGGCTCCTCCAAAAACGCCGTGGCCACCACCCTCAAGATCGCCGCCTCCTCCGCCGCCTTCACCCGCAAAGCCCTTTTTATCGGCGACTCCACCACCGCCGCCGGCACCTACACCGGCGAACTCATCGTCCTCGACACTGCCGACGCCGCCACCGCCCTCACCCTCATCGGCACCAAAGGCAGCGGCTCCAACAAACACGAAGGCCAAGGCGGCTGGACCGTGGGCCGCTACTACCAGCCCGGCGCCACTTACTACGCCTCCAACCCCTTTGCCAACCCGCCAAACTCTTCGGGCATCTTCGACTTCGCCTACTACCTCAGCAACACCGGCCAGACCATGGCCTCGGGTGACTGGGTGTTCTTCCACCTGGGCATCAACGACGTCTTCAACGAGACGACCGACGCCGCCGTCGAGACGAAGCTCACCGCCATGATGGCCCAGATGGAGCTCATGATCACCAACATCCAAACCGCCGTCTCTGGCATCCGCATCGGCATCATGGTCACCATCCCCCCCTCTGCCACCCAGGATGCCGCCGGCACCGGCTACGGCTCCGGCCAGAACCGCTGGCGCTACTTCCGCAACTGGTTTATGCTCGCCAAGCGCTGGCTCAGCCAGTTCGACGGCCGCACCGGCTCCAACATCTACCTCGTGCCCGTGCATCTCAGCCTGGATACGGCAAATAACATGAGTTTCAACGGCGCCGCCCCCGTCAACAGCCGCAGCTCCACCAACGTCACCCGCCAGAGCGACCTCGTCCACCCCGCCTCCAGCGGCTACTATCAGATGGCCGACGCCATCTGGGCCTTCCTCAAATACAACGGCTGAATCAACTTCGCCACCGAACCAACACCCAGCGCCGCCACCGCCCCATGATCCTCGATACCGTGAGCTCCACCGCCGCCACCCTTTGCGCCACCCTCTTCGGCCTCCTCGCCACCGGAGGCGTGGCCGATACGGCGGTCCGCATCACCAACCAGGGCCACGGCCTCCTCGCCGAGGCCGGCCTCTCCCCCGAGGGCCAATACGGCGTGGCCGGTGTGGCCGGAGCCGTGAGTGTGGTCCTCGGCAAGATCATCATCAGCTACCACGAGCGCATGCTCGCCGACCGCCAGAAGCAGATCGAAGACGGCCTGGCCCGCGAGAAAGCCCTCCACGAACGCATCCGCGAGCTGGAGCGCAACAACGACGACCAGGCCCGTGCCGTCCTCAAGGCCGGGCTGGAAAACTTCGATACCAAATCACCTTCTGGTTCCTGATACCCCATCCCTCATCCCCCATCCCTAATCCCTCATCCCGCCATGCCATGAAACTCCGCCTCCTCGTCACCGCCCTCATCCTCTGCTTCTTCTGCGGCTTCACCGCCTGCGTCTTCGGCGGCTGCCAGAGCCAGAGCGCCCAGGCCGCGGCCTACCACACGCTCCGCGCCACCGCCCTCGCCGGCCAGGCCGCCATCGATGCCGCCGCCCACGAACGCGCCGCCGGCCGCATGAGCCAGCAACGCTGGCAGCTCGTGGCCCAGTATTACGACAACAACTTCCAGCCCGCCCTCCGCGCCGCCATCACCCTCGCCGCCGGGGATACCCTCTCCCCGCCGCCCCCCAGCCTCCTCGGCGACCTCGCCCGCCTCCAGGCCCTCGCCGCCAACAAGTGATCCCACATCCCCCCATGGAAGCCGCCCTCATCATCAAACTCATCGCCGAAGTGGGCCTCCCCCTCGCCGACCGCCTCCTCTCCGCCCACCACGCCGGGGAGCAGATCACCCCCGCCCAGTGGGCCGAGCTCCGCCAGCTCGCCAGCTACACCAGCGCCGAGGCGCTCGCCAAAGCCCAGCGCGCAAAGGTTTCAGGATGAAGGTTTCAGGTTTCAGAAAATGAAACCGCCACCCTGAACCCCTGAAACCTCCCCACCTAAAACCTTGCCTCTCATGCCTCTCGCCGTCACCGACATCGTCTCCCTCGCCACCCTCAAGGCCCACTCGCGCCTCCTCTCCGGCACCTCTGAGGATGCGCTCCTGGCGCTCTACCTCGGGGCCGCCGTGGACCTCGTGGAGCGCCACACCTCCCGCGCCCTCCTCGATAAGCAGCGCACCTTCCGCGCCGCCCGCTGGGAAGGCCTCCGCCTCCCCTACGCCCCGCTCCTTTCCATCGTCTCCCTCACCTACCGCGATGAGAACGGCGCCACGCAGACGCTCGACACCTCCGCCTACTCCGTCCGCAACGCCGCGCAGGAGGACCGCCGGGGCCTCCTCCTCCCCGCCGTCGGCACCGAGTGGCCCGCCCTACAGGAGCTGGAGCAGGACGGCCAGATCACCGTCACCTACACCGCCGGCCGCGCCTCCGCCGACGACATCCCCTCCGGCCTCAAGCTCGCCGTGCTCCACGTCGCCGCCAGCTTTTACGAGCAGCGCCTCCCCCTCGCCGACATCGAGCACTACGAGCTCCCCTTCAACCTCCGCGCCCTGCTCGACAGCTTCAAACTCCCGAGCTTCTAAACCACTCTGCCTCTGATGCCCCGCTCATCCGCAGCCACCCGCCTCGTCAACGATCAAGACCCCGGCCGCCTCGACCGCCCCGTCGAGCTCTACGGCCCGCTCTACGCCACCGATGCCGTCGGCTCCCCCTCCGCCGCCCAGTGGGTGCTCATGCACAGCCTCTGGGCCGCCCTCCTTGAGATGCCCGCCGGCACCTTCGTGCGCGATGGCCAGGAGCGAGTCGTCAACCAGATCCGCGTAAAGATCCGTTTCATCGCCGAAGTAAACGCCTCCTGGCTCGTCAAGTATGGGGAACGCTGGTTTGAGATCGAGGCCGCCAACGAGATGGGGATGCGCCAGGAATGGAAGATGCTCATCTGCCGCGAGTGGGTCCACCCCGCTCCCCCCGTGATCGGCCGCGCCACCGAAGCCGGAGACACCCGCACCACCGATGCCGGAGACACCCGCACCCTTGAGGGATAAGAGATGAGAGATAAGAGATTCACAAGCCGCCCTCATCCCCCATCCCTCATCCCTAATCCCTCATCCCCCATCCCTCATCCCTCATCCCTAATCCCCCATCCCTCATCCCCCATGCCTCCCCGCAACTCCATCGGCGCAGTCACCCAAGTCGAAGGCCTCGGCGACATCCTCGCCAGCCTGCGCCTGCTGGAGAAACGCATCGTCAACGGCGGCGTGAGCAAAGCCCTCCGCGCCGCCAGCAAGCCCATCGTCGAGGCCATGCGCGCCGAGGTGCCCGTGGAAACTGGGGCACTGAAAAAATCCATCGGCCTCAAGCTCCGCACCTACAAAGGCAAACGCCGCGTGAGCGTGATCGGCGCGCGCAAGCGCCCCTACCAGACGCCCCTCGGCAAACGCGTCCCCGCCAACTACGCCCACCTCGTCGAGTTCGGCGTGGCCCCGCACGATACCCGGGAGCAAAAAAAAGTGATGGGCCTCAAAGGCGTGAAAACCCGCGTCGGCAAAAAACCCCGGATGCACCCCGGCCACGCCGGCACCGGAGCCATGCGCCGCGGCTTCGAACGCGCCGGCCCCGCCGCCAAGGCTGAGCTCATCCGCGTGCTCAAGGAAACCGTGGCCGCCGGCACCACCCCCGGCACCGCCCCCGGCCCCGACGAAGCCTGACACATGAGATCAGAGATAAGAGATCAGAGATAAGCGATCCACATCCATCCCTCATCCCTCATCCCTTATCCCCCATCCCTCATCCCTAATCCCTCATCCCCCATCCCCCATCCCTCATCTCTCATCCCAAGCAGGTAACACCCGGTAACACATCCGCCCTCGCGCCCCATCCCTCATCCCTCATCTCTTATCCCTGATCCCCCGCCGCCATGGCCACCACGCCCACCAGCCCCTCCGGTCTCCTTTACGCCGCCCTCATCCGCCGCGTAAACGCCGCCGTGCCCGCGCTGGCCGGCAAGGTGTGGACGCTCCAGGCCCCCGCCAAGGCCACCGCCCCCTTCCTCGTCCTCAAACCCATCTCCGGCGATGAGAGCCAGGCCACCAGCGGCCCCACCCAGCTCCACCGCAAGACGGTGCAACTCATGGTCAAAGGCCCCGAAGCCGAAGGCCTCGAAGGCGTGATGGCCACCGCCCGCGCCGTGGAGCAGCTCCTCATCGGCGCCCACTTCTCCGACCTCGTGAGCCCCACCCGCCGCGTGCATGTGGACAGCGCCCTACCCGCAGGCGACGGCTTCGAGGACTACGACGAGCAAAGCCGCGAATACGTGGCCTTCCTCCGCGCCGAGATCCTCTACCGCATCGAGACCGTCACCCCCTGATCCCTCATCCCTCATCCCTGAGCCGCCCACCTTCCAACAACCAACCACCCACCTCTAACGAAAGAAAACCATTATGGCCAAAACAGCAATCGGAGCCACACTCGAACTCTGGGACCACACCGCGGGCACCCCCGCCTACGTCTCCATCGGCGAGATCCTCGACATCTCCGGCATCGGCGTCTCCAAGGAGATGATCGATACCACCCACCAGGCCTCCACCGATGCCTTCCGCGAAAAGATCGCCGGCCTCCTGGAGAGCAAACCCTTCACCGTCACCCTCCAGCTCGATTACGATCTGGCCGCCTCGGGCAATGCCTCCAACCACGATACCCTCCGCGTCCTCGTGGATAGCCGCACCGCCAGCAAGGCCCGCGTCCGCTTCGTGGCCAGCGGCCCGAATGTGGTCTACGATCCCGCCCACCTCAGCGAGCTCACCATCGATGCCCCCCTGGGCGACAAAGTGATGGCCACCCTCACCATCACCCCCAGCGGCAAAGGCACCTGGGCCTCCACCTGATCTTTCTCATGCGACGGGCATGTGATGAAGTAGCACATGGTAAAAACGGGCGGGGGAGCAGGAGAAGCGCGGCTCCCCCGCTTTGCCATCACCGCCACCTCATCCCCCATCCCTCATCCCTCATCGCTCATCCCCCATACCCCATCCCTCATCTCGCATCTCTCATCCCTCATCTTCCCACGCATAACCATGCCCTTCACCATCACCTACGGCGGCCACCCCCGCCAGCTCCCCGCCCGCCTTACGAACTCCATCCTCATGCGCTATGAGGAGGCAGGCGGCTCCCTCTCCAACCTCGGCAAAGCTCCCGCCACCGAGGCCGTCAAGCTCGCCTGCGCCGCCCTCGATCTCACTGGCGATCCCGCCACCCACGCCGATCTCCTCCCGCCCCTGCCCGAGCTCATCGAGGCCCTCGGCCCCCTCCTCGAAAGCATCACGGAAAAAAAAGCGCCGGCGGCTGGCCCCTCACCCTCGCCCGTGCCTGGCACGCCTGGGGCCTGAGCGCCGCCGATTACCTCGCCCTCACCCCCGATGAGACCCGAGCGCACGAGCAGGCCCACCGCGAGCAGCAGCTCCGCCACTGGCACCCTTTCGCCCTCCTGGCCAGCGTGGTGGCTGAATGCCATCGCGACGGCAAAAAGCGCCGGAAGCCTTTCACGCCCAAAGACTTCATCCCGCCCCACCTCCTGCTGGACACACCCTCAGCGCCGGGGCCGCAGAAACTCGACGCGCCCACCCGCTCGCTCCGCCTGGCCCTCGCCCTCGGCGCGCCCCCCGAGATCGTGAAACAACTCCGCGCCCAGCTCCCCAAGCCCAAAAAACTCCGCGCCTGATCCCATGCCTCACTTTATCGACGACACCCAGCGCCTCACCTTCCTGGCCCGCGCCTTCAAGGATTTCCGCTTCATCGGCTATCCCTCCATGGATGGAGCCACTCCCTGCTGGAGCTGCCACACTCCCGCCGAAGGCCGCACCACCCGCAAAACTCTGCGCGAGGCGATTGATGCCGCGATGGCTGTGGCCGATCTGCCAGATCCCGCCGCCGCCCAGGCCAGCTTCGCCGCCAGCATCTACGCGCCCTGCGATGAGCCGCTACCCTTTGCCCTTCAGCGCCAACTGGTGCCTCGACGGCCGCAAATGGAAACGCACCCGCAAAGCCCTCCCCATCTGATCCCTCATCCCTGATCACGCATCCCACATCCCCCGCCACATGGCCTCCTTCAACCGCCTCCTCCTCCTCGGCAACCTCACCCGCGATCCCGAAAGCCGCACCGCTGGCGGCACCGCCATTTGCAAGTTTGCCCTCGGTGTGAACCGCAAGTTCACCGATGCCCAGGGCCGCCCGCAGACGGAGACCACCTTCGTGGACTGCGTGGCCTTCGGCAAACAGGCCGAGACCCTCGGCAAGTTTCTCACCAAAGGGAAACCCCTCTTCGTGGAAGGCCGCCTGAAGTTGGAACAATGGGAGAAGGACGGCGCGAAATACTCCCGCCTCGTCTGCATCGTGGAAGGCTTCCAGTTCATCGACGGCGGCCACCCCACCACACGCCCCGGCCCCGGCTCCGGCCCCTCCCGCCAGGAGGATTACCACGGCACGGGAGACTAAAGGCAAAGGATGAAGGATGACGGATGAAGGATGAAATAAACGCATCCCAAATCACTTTTCCTCATCCCTTCAAACGCCCTGCCTCGGCTTCATCCTTCCACCATCAACCTTCAACCTTTCAGCAATGGCCACTTCCATCGGCTCCCTCTTCGCCTCCATCGTCCTCTCCACCGAAGGCCTCTCGAAAGACATCGCCACCGCCGAAGGCAAGCTCCGCAAATTCAGCCAGAAACTCGAAGGCTTCGCCAACGACCTCACCCTCAAGCTCTCCGCTCCGTTGGCCGCCTTCGGGGCGGTGAGCGTGAAGTCGTTCGCCGATTTTGAAAAAGGCATGGCCGAAGTGCAAACGATTACCAACGCCTCCACCGCAGAATTTCGGAAACTCGAAAGCGGCGTGCGCGACCTCTCCAAACGCATCGGCCTCGATCTCGGCGACAGCGTGAAAGGCCTGTATGAGGCCCTCTCCGCCAACGTCCCCCGCGAAAACGCCCTCAGCTTTTTGGAGGTCGCCGCCAAAGCCGGCATCGCCGGAGTCACCACCACCAAGACCTCCGTGGACGGCCTCACCTCCGCCCTCAACGCCTACAAAATCCCCGCCGCCAACGCCGCCGAAATCTCCGACAAGTTCTTCATCGCCGTGCGCAACGGTAAGACGAACTTCGAGCAGCTCGCCGGCTCCATCGGCCAGGTGCTCCCCACCGCCTCCGCCTTCGGCGTCTCCCTCGATGAGGTGCTGGCCAGCGTTGCTTCGTTGACGAAGCAAGGCGTGAAGACGACCGAAAGCATGACACAGCTCAAGGCCGCCATGGTCGCTCTTGCCAAGCCCAACAAGGACATGGCCGTGCTCCTCGACGACCTCGGCTTTGGCTCCGGCACCGCCATGCTCAAAAGCCTCGGCCTCGTCGGCTCCCTCGAAGCCCTCCGCCTGGCCGCCGGGGATCTCGATACCCTCACCGCCGCCCTCGGCTCCACCGAGGCCCTCGGCGCCGCCATGGCCCTCACCGGCGCAAACGCCCAAACCTTCCAGGCCGATCTCGCGGACGTGCGCGGCGCGGCCGGAGCCACCGACAAAGCCTTCGCCACCATGGATGGCACCACCTCCGCCGCCATGGCCAAGCTCAAAGCCAGCCTCACCGACCTCGCCGTCACCGTCGGCCAGATCCTCGTCCCCGCCATCACCCCGCTGGTGGACAAAGTCAAATCCCTGGCCGACGGCTTCGCCCAGCTCGACCCCGGCACCCAGGCCGCCGTCGTCCAGGCCGGAGCCTTCGTCGCCATCCTCGGCCCCATGCTCATCCTCGTGGCCAAAGTCGGCTCCTCCATCGCCACCCTCCTCGGCTGGGGACGCCAACTCTGGATGCTCCTCGGCGGCCTCACCCTCGCCGGGGGGAACCTCACCGCCGTCCTCGGCTGGATCGCCACCGCCATCACCTCCCTCCCCGTCGCCATCGCCGCCGCCGGCCTCGCCCTCGGCGCGTTTCTCAGCCAGTTCGAAGTCTTCCAAAAAGCCGGAGACGAGCTCGGCGGCATCATCTACTGGCTCTACGACCTCCTCAAAAACCTCCTCGTCGATGCCTGGGATGGCCTCACCGAAGCCGTCTCCTCCAGTTGGGCCGCCCTCAAGGAATTTGCTTCGAATCTGAAAGAGATCTTCGCCGCGCCCCTCAACTGGCTCACCGCCAAGCTCGACTGGCTCGCCGATGCCTTTGCCAACCTCGGCGAAAGCGCCCTCTCCCTCACCGGCTCCCCCGCCGCCCTCGGCCCCGGCGGCCGCTCCTCCATGGCCGGGCGCGCCAGCGGCGGCCCCGTCCAGGCCGGAGCCAGCTACCTCGTGGGAGAGCACGGCCCGGAGCTCTTCACCCCCGCCATCGGCGGCAGCATCGCCAGCGCCGCCGATCTCCGCCAGGCCACCCCCGCCGCGGCCCCCGCCATCACCCTCCAGCTCTCCGCCGGCGTGCCCTCCGCCGTCCGCGCCGAAGTGCAAGCCCTCCTCCCCCAGATCACCAGGCAGATCGAGCGCGCCCTCCTCGGCGCCGCCGACCGCCCCGGCCCCTGGGGCCGCGCCCTCCGCGCCTGAGACCATGGGTAACACGCGGTAACACATCGCACGTTGACACCCCGGCCCTCGTCCCCCATCACTCCTCCCTGATCCCTCCGCCACGCCGCCATGTCCTCCCGCCCCTGGGTCTCCACCTACTACCCCGCCCGCAAAGCCTGGCGCATGGCCGAGGCTGCCCAGCGCCTGGCCTCCCCCTACACCGGCACCGAGTGGGTGGCCCGCGTGCCCGGCTCCACCTGGTGGGAGCTCGACGTGGATTTCCCCGCCGCCACCTCCGCCCAGGCCGATGCCATCGAGGCCACGCTCCTCGCCCTCTGGGGGGCGGACGATGCCCCCGCCCTTTTCTGGTGGCCCGATACCCTCGCCGCCCCCGCCGGCACCACCGGCACCTTCGAAGTCTCCGCCATCGCCAGCCAGGGCTTCACCATCACCTTCGATGCCACCGCCCTCACCGCCGGCAAACTCACCACCGGCCAGTGGATCGTGATCGCCGGCGTGCTCTACCGCGTGATCTCCACCACCAACGACCTCAGCTCCGTCAAGACGGATACCGCCACGATCTTCCCCGCCTACCGCGGGCGCATCGGCGACGAGATCGACTGGGCCCAGACCAACCCCGCCAAAGCCCCCCGCTGGCAGCTCCTCGCCCAGCCCGCCCTCGAGCGCGACGAAGCCGGCAACCTCCGCCCCTGGTCCCTCAGCCTCCGCCAGCTCCCCTACGCCACCTACCCGTTTTAGCGGCGGGCCCTGACCTTTCACACCACCACGACCTATGACACCACCCACCTCCAACGATACCCCGGCGGCAGCACCAGCGGAGCCCCCGGCCTCCTATCCGGCCTGCCTCGAAGCCTTGGAAGACATGGCTCGCCAGCACTGCCACACCGGCCGCCAGGCCAAGGACCACAACGGCCTCAAGGCTGGCACCATGGTCACCGATAGCGGCGGCCTCTCCGCCGATGCCGATGCCCTGCGAGCCCTGGCCTCCCATCGCCGCTTCCGCATCGTGGCTGAGTATGGCCGCATGGTCTGCGGCTACTGGCCAGAGAATGATCCCGAGCCGAACCCGTCGCCTGAGCCGCGCCGCCAAGGAGGTGACTTATGACTACCACGTCAACGGCGTTGGCTCAAGGCGATTGTTCGGCGGTTGGTTCGGTG